ATTGGTTTTCGGACCTGTCACCCCGTGAATAATTGTCTCGAGAAGATGGGTTTTCGGACCTGTCACCCCGTGAATAATTGTCTCGAGAAGATGGGTTTTCGGATCTATCACCCCGTGAATAATTGTCTCGAGACGATGGGTTTTCGGACCTGTCACCCCGGGAAGAACGACCCCGAGACGATGGGTTTTCGGACCTGTCACCCCGTGAAGAACGATCCCAAGACGATTGGTTTTCGGACCTGTCACCCCGTGAATAATTGTCTCGGGACGATGGGTTTTCGGACCTGTCACCGCGTGAATAATTGTCTCGAGAATCTTGAAAAGTTCTATTATGGGTATCCGAACCACCCGAAGACCCCCGCCAGTGATCTTGGTCGGATTCTCTTTTATGGAAACCTTCTACTTGGCGACCGTAAGTAGGTCGATGAGGTAAATCTAATTCAGAAGGTGCCACAACTGTAGATGTATTCGAAAACAACATCTTCATGAGATTGTTAGACTCATCTGATTTTTTAGAATTATTGCTATTTTTTCGTCTTTTACCCATTTTGTATTATTATTATAAACAGAGTTTTATAATATCAAATTTTTGTTAATTAAAATATATAATTAATTTCTTTGTTTATTAATAATGGAGATTATATCAGTAATTTTTATCATATTATGTATTATACTGTTAATTTGTTTATTTAGAAAATCGGTTCAGGGACCCGAGGAGTTTTTTAATGCCGGTGATTATAAAGATTTTACTAATAATAATAAAAATCTTGATAATATACTGCAAACTTTTAGTAAATTAGCATTTAAATCAGGTGCCGCTTTAAAAAATATATCAAGTTCATATATATTAACTAAAAATAATTTAGATGTCAAATTAAAAAAAGAAATAGAAATCGTTATTGGTAAGGTTTTACTTAAAATAAATACTATGTACGAGACTAAATATGAAGTTACTGATTTAGAAAGAATTAAAGTGGAAACAAATATTTTAAAAGAACGCCAAGTATCAGTAATATTTTTTATATACGAACTTAACAAATATTCTTCGCGAAAGGTATTTATACAATATAGAACATCTATCAATAATACCGTTAATCTAAACTACATCCGCACAGTTCAAAGTGGTAATGACGATTTTAACCATCCGTACATTTCAGGGGAATATCATGAAGTAATGGGTGAAGATATTATAGACGATACATTAGATGTTTTACAATCGCAACCAAAATGTGCGGAAGAGATAAAATTATATACACCCAGTGAACATCGAGCAATTAATCTTAAATTGGATAATAATTGCGTGATAAACGATTTACCAAAACACATATCCAGACCATACGTTAACCCTACTATATTTACTATGTTATGAAATTAAATTGTATTATCTTAAAATTGATTTAATATAAATATATAAGGCATTTAATAAAATGAATTTTAATGAAATAATGAATTCGGTCAATACATTTAACAATATTAATATCGTTAATAATATGGATAGGGAGGTATATATTGATAAAAATAAGGAAAATCAATATGCATTGGACCAATTTAATTGGACTATGAAATGTCGAAATTACAGACAAAAGATTAGGCATATTTCTAAAGGTTTTAAAGTAAAAAATTATGATTCTGTCGATACTTTAGATAAATTACAAGAAATGCTTTATAAAAATAATATATCTCAACCTTGGTCGCGACTAGAAAAACATCATAAATTAGAAAAAATTAGCGAATATATCGATGCTTTAACTATTAATAGGGACAACGTAAAGGAAGTTAAAACCTATATTTATACTAAATTTAATAATGGGAAACTTAAAAGTAGTAAGACCGTTATATATGACAGAGAGGCGTGTAAAATAAAAAAAATTCCTGTATTAGAAGAATATATTAAAACTTTAAAATAGTTGTATAAATTATTTATAGATAAAATTATAAATATTTTATATTTTAAATGGGTAGTAATGAAAGTTCACTTGTAGAAAGTTCAATCGAAAACGATATATATAATAATGGTAAAAAACAGTATTATTTGGACAGATATAATTTGGTTCCGTCTTACCCAAACAATAGTTATGAAGTTATTGATGAAAATTTTTTTAAGAAAAAGAATAGTGATATCCTCCCCGATTATATGGACTTACGTAAAACTTTTCCAAGTATTATCAATATAAATTCATTACCATTTAACCCATTAGCGTGTGTGTCGTATTTATTAGAATATTCACTTCTTAAAAATGACTTAAATGTTTTTCCACCATCATTAATTTTTATACACAAGCATTGTAAATTTTTTAAAGGGAGTAATAATTTAATAAGTTTCGAGACAATATTTACAGCGATTCGCTCAAAAGGGTTTTGTATTGAAACCGAGTTTAGAACTATTCCTGAAAATTTATCTCGAGAACTAATACCGAATGCATTATATGAAAAAGCAATACCTTATAAATTTATAGAGGTATATCAGGTTTTAAATGATCTTAAAATGATTAAAACAGTTTTATCAAATAAATATCCTATATTAGTAGGTTTAAGTATGTATTCTAAATTAACACACATCGGTGACGAATTATTAGTTCCAGATAATACCACTCAAGTAAATTTAGGTGGAATGGGTGGAGTTTTAGTAGGGTATATAGAAGATAGAGAGATGTTTATAATGGCGCAAACATATGGAACTAATTTTGGTCAAAACGGATATATATTAATTCCATATAACTATATTTTAAATAAAAATCTTACATTCGAGATGTATGTTTTAGATATAAATAAAAAACGTGTCGATGGATATCTTACGCAGAACAAACCGGTTATCTCATTAGATGACACCAGTGATACAAGGTCAGAGGGAGGTTTTTTATCTAATTTATTTAGTTAATTGGATATTTAAATATTATATTTTTAAAAATATGATTATTTTTATTTTTAATTAAAGATAATTATCTAAATTGAGTAATGGCCTCCTCGTCAAACATATGGGAATGTTTTAGTGAATTTGATAAATTGCATGATACGGGTTTATCTTCCGAAATTATGGCGTCGCCACCTAAAATAAATATGTATAAGTGCAAAGAATGCGAATCGTATAAATTGCGTTATAATGACGGTCAATATTCGTGTGGAGATTGTGGTATAATGCAAGATAAAATTTTGTCCCAAGAAGCCGAATATAGATTTTATGGCGCCAGCGATTCCCGTAATAGTAATCCTGAACGAGTTGGTATGCCAACAAATGTACTACTTCCAGTATCTTCTATGGGTTCAATGATACAAAAAAGGTCTTTTGACACTAATTCGATTAAAAGAATGGTTCAGTACAATACTTGGAACCAAATGCCATATAAAGAAAGAAGTCTCTATAAAATTTGCTGTAAAATAGCTACCAAAGGGAAGGCCGCCGGGTTACCCAAAATCATTATTGATCGCGCAAAAGAATTGTATAGTATTGTAAAAAATGTTAATATCTCGAGGGGTGATAATCGTGAAGGTTTGATCGCTGCATGTGTTTGGCACGCGTGTAAAGATTTAGAAGTTCCAAGAAGTACAAAAGAAGTTGCTCATATTTTCGAAATTAAATTGGCTGACATGACCAAGGGAGTGAAATATTTTCGCGAAAATTGGAGATTAGCCGATAAATCTAATGATGAAATTTGTTTAGAATCTAGTAACCCTATTAATTTTATAGAGCGTTACTGTTCTCCACTGCAAGTCCCCCAAAATATTAAATATATTGTTGAATTTGTTTCAGTGAAAGCAATATTAAATGGTTTAGTAGACGATAATACGGCGCCGTCAATCGCGGCAGGGACAATATTTTTAACGTGCAACTTATGCGATAAAAATATTACAAAAAAAAAAGTTTCCAGTGCCTGTAAAATATCAGAAGTCACTATATCGAAATGTTATAAAAAATTGTATTCTCATCGATTAGAATTATTTCCAAAACAAATTATAAAAAAATATAATATTAAGTAGTCATCATATGTTTGACTGAAATCCTGTGCGGGCGACATGATCAAACCAGTTATTTAAATATTCTTCCAATTTATCTATTAAACCAACCTCTGCTTTTACCAGAGGTTCTTCCGCTGCCCGTGGATTTAATGTATCTTTAACTACCTTTAATTCGTCTATCATCTTTGTAATTTGACTTGATATTGCTTTGAACGAAAAATTGTCATGAACTGGGCGCGGAGTTAGTAAAATATGATAGTTTTCTATATTGTTTATGGGTTCTTCTGCACCACTTTCGACACCATTTTGGATTTCATTTTGAATTTCATTTTCGTTGTGTTTTTCAAACATGGTTTTGAATTGTTCAACATTGTATATTTCTTCCTCGTGAGTCTGACTTCCCTGAGTTTTTTTGTATAATTTCATTCTCCCACCACACATTTTAATTAACTCACCAATCATATTGATAAAAAATTCTTTTTCACCCAGCGAGGCGTCATTATTGATGTTGGTGCCCACTTTAAGTAACGTATCATATTTGGTTTCGGCTTCTGTAACTCTGTTTGGTTCCTTAATCTTATTATATCCTTTATCGTTTTCCATTATACGGATAAATTTCTGAGTTTTCCAGTAATTTTTTAAAACTTCCCCGGCATCAGAAACCCCACCGTTAACAACAACTGGTAACGTGGTTACGGTTATTGGGTCTCCGCCCCTCTGTGAGGAACCTTTGTTCTTAATTAAATAATTGAAATATCCATCCAATATACTATTACCCTTTTTTCCGTAAATTGACACGGGTTTTCCATTTTTTGGATTAATAATTTTATTATAAGACATCATATAATATAATATTATATTTTTATTTATTACACCACTTCTTATAAAATATCCCTCTTTGTATTTTTCTATAAACAAAATAAATGTCAATTGGCATATGTAAACGACTTTTCCAAAAGATAACAAATTCATTATTTTTATGCACAATAGGATTGAATATATTATCCTCAAGTTTTAATGAATTTGTTATTAATATTGCTGTTTTTGATTTAAAACTTCTATTTGGTCGCGAATATTCTAAAATTTTATTCAACAAATCTAAATTATATTTTGTTAAAATAAAAATATCATTTATATTAATTCTCATTATTATTGTAAGATCTTTTCTACTTTAAGTCTTTTAATACCAAATATGTGAACCGGTATATTTAATTGGTCCCTAATTTCTTTTGAAATCATTCTTACGTAAAACCCTTTAGAGACTTTAATTTGGTAAGGTATTAATATAATTTTATCCAATTTAATAGATTTCCAAGAATGTATAATATTAACTATATTAAATGCCTCTTTATTAGTAATAAGGTTTAATCTACGCATAACCATCTTCATATAGTTATTAAAATCTAGAGTAACTGGTGGATAATTATCCATAAGAGAAAATACTTCTACATCTTTACTTGGTAAATCAGCGTCAACTAATACACCCTTTTTATGCCAATACCAAAGTGGTTTCTTTTTACCGGGTTCTTTTCTGATTTTTTTTGCAGAAATCGGATGATAACGCTGTGTTTTTTGATTTTTAATAAATGTTGTCATAAAGTCTTTAATGACGGAAATATTATCGTGCATGTCACCCTCTGCAACAGAAGTTTTCAATCCCATTATATCATCACTATCAGTGGAAACACCTAGTGCTATACAAAACTCATAGGTTTTATTTGATTCCAAATATTCTGGCATTTTTACGGTATCATCACCAAATAAAACCACTGTTTTGCCTTCGGCTTGGGGGTCCAACTTACCACATATAGCTACTTTTACGTGCGGTGCCAAAAAATGGTCTCGTCTCAACCTGTCAGCAAATTCCTTTGTAGTTTCCCCACATGCTTTATAGTACATCATTGTATAATTAATAAAATAAATGATTATACCATTATAATCAAATTTAAGTTATTTGATATTAGGATCTAGTGTTTCCAATCTTTAATCAATTTTTCGACCTCGTCGTATTTTAGAATATTATATAGCTCAAACCGTTCGTGGACACCTCCGTGAATTTTAAACATTGTAACCCAATATTCATAGTGTTCCGCAGGTCGACCTTTATACCGATGCATTATATTGGATATATTTCCGACCATACCCCGCTTAATATTCCCCGACCAACTATCTATCTGATTCATTACAATTACTCTATCGCCTAAACAAAAATCTTCAGGTTTGTTACTATGACCGACCATCGATAATGTCTGATATAAAGTGTAATTATCATGAATATTTTCTATAAGATTGTCCATTTTATATAAAAAGAGATGTTTATATAAAAAATCAAATTTATCATACACCTGTTGAACCAAAACCACCTTCATCACGTGACGTTTCGTCTAATCCATCTACAAATTTAATAGATATTGGAGACAAATCCGGGGCACAAATCTGCACAAGGCGGGAGCAACTCTCTACTGAATAAGTATACTTCTTCACGACATCAACCCCTGCTGTAAAATCTACTAAATATTTGGCTATATTCGGATTATTCTGAAGCGGTGCCTTCAACTCACCTCTATAATCCTTATCAATAATTCCAACTGAATTTACTAATCGTAGCGGCGTTTTATAAATACTTGATCGGGGATACATATAATATCCAACAGTCACATTCGAGTTGGTTGTATCAACCATTCGGCATTTTACTCCAAGACCAACTAACGTCGTTTCACCTGGTAGAATGGTTTCATCACTTTCACAGAACATATCTATTCCTGAATCAGGACCAGGTGATATATCATTATACCAACCACGCGCGTACCCATCGACAGTCTTTCCATCCTTAAGAGCGCGTTCAATAATCGCCTGCTTTATACTCGATGAATTGGTATGGATCTCCAAGCAATATTTGGAAGTAGACATTTTTAAAATTTATATTTGAGTGTAAAATAATATCAAATTTTAGTAAATATAAGGGTTATAAATAATCTGCAATAGGTAGATAAAATCCTAATTTACAATAACAAATATACAAATAACAATTATATTTATCTTCTATCCTTGATATATATTTTGTATAATTAGTAATATATTCTAAAATAATGTTAGCTATTCCAAAGTTAGGAGACCAATTTGTTCCGCATGCGATACTATTACTGCATAAACATTCTGATATGTCAAAGTATTTATTATATTTATACAGTTTACAATAAATATCAGGATCATTATTGAATATTACCCGCGGGCATTTAAAGGGATATCCATCTAACTCAAATGTAATAGTTAGTTTTTTGTTTTTTAAAATTATTTCTATACCTAAAAAATTGTTTTTGGTGGAAAATATTTTTTTACTGGTAAACTTTATATCTAATACTCCATATTTTCGTATGTCCAAAATAATACTTTTATATCTGTTAAAATATGAATTTGGGTTTTTAACGATATCTACGTCGTTTATAATATTAGTATAATTATCTAAATAAAATACTTCTTTGCACAACCTGTTTATTATAGTTACCATTAATGTAATAAATAATTACCCAAAACCTTTAGACGATTATACTATAAATTTGATTTTTAAAAACTGTAATTTTTAATAATAAAATGTCCGATACACGTATTTCACTTATTTTAGGATGTATGTATAGCGGGAAGAGTACTGAATTGGTACGACAAGTGAGTCGATATAAAGCAATCGGGATTCAAACTATTATTATTAATAGTGAACGCGATACTCGAACTGGTTTAAGTGTCAGCACTCATTCGGGTAAAACAGTTGGTGCCATAAAACTTACACAATTAATGCACTTCGCGAAAATGGACATCTTCTTCGACTACTCGGTTATTGCTATTGATGAAGGACATTTCTTTAATGACCTTCTAGAATTTATTAAGTATGCCGAACCGTATAATAAAATTATTATTATTTCGGGTCTTGATGGTGATTATAAAAGAGAACCTATCGGGGACATACTTAAAGTAATTCCTTTCTGCGACGATGTAGTTAAATTGAAAGCACTAGATATGGTTGATAAAGATGGAAGCGAGGCTATTTTCAGTAAAAGAATTGTGGAAAGTGATGAACAATTTTTAGTAGGAGCCCAAGAAAGTTATATAGCTGTTTCGCGGAAGAATTATATTAATTAAAAATTATATCTAAATAATGATTAAATTGGTAAATAAATATTAAGGTTTTTTTTATCATATAAATATATGGCCAGACCATTTAATATTATTAATATTTTTAAATCCCTCCCTAAACCACCGTGTTCGGTAGATATATCTTTAAATTTAAGGGATTCTAAAGTAGAAAAACTTTACGACTATATTAAAAGTATTTATATTACGGGACTATCTATTATTATAGATAAAAATACTACTGGCAGTAGTGTTTTACTTTCTAATATAACAGACAAACATATAGATTTAATGCATAAATATATGTTAAGTATTGGTATAGAAACTTATTTTCATTTTTATACCGCTGAACAATTAGATTTATTATTTAGAGATTTTTTATATTCCGTTAGTAAAATTGAAAATATAGACATTAAAGTTATTTTAGATTGGAAAACACAACATATCGCCAAAATTGGTTTACAATTGCAAAAATTAAACGAGTGCGAATTGCGCGTTTTTTTAAAAAGTATTCAAAAGTATAATCAGGTCAATATATTTTTTAATTTTTTAAAACCGTCTAGATTAAAAGACTTTGGTTTTAAAGTAAAAGATAAAACGGATATTTATTTAGTTTACTTTGATTTTGCCGACAGAGCTAAATATGAAAGAAAAAATGATAAATTTAAATATCATTTTTAATGACGTAGTTTTTCTATATAATAATTTTATTTAAAGACATACCATTAATTATAGTTATGATTATTTTATCAGTAGATGTAGGAATAAAAAATTTAGCAGTATGTATAGTTAAGTGTGATTGTTCTGGCAGTGAAATTATTGAATGGGTGGTTATAAATTCAATTGAAAATCTTTTGGACAATCAACTCAAGTGCTGTGTAACAAAAAAAGGTAAATTATGCAACAAAGTAGCCGAAAATAAAGTTACTTTAAAGGATAAAACATTATTGGGTTTCTGCAAACTGAAAACTTGCCAATCAGAATTAACGTCCAATTATTCTAAAAAACAAATAAAGAAGTATAAGAAAATACATGCTAACCGAGTTGATTTATCACTTTTAGGTAAAAATATATATAGAGCCTTAAGTAAATTAAAAAATGTAAATAATTTAGATTATGTTGTAATCGAAAATCAACCCGTATTAAAAAATCCCCGTATGAAGTCGGTCCAAATGATAATTTTTAGTTATTTTTTATTTATGACTGAGCAAAATAATCATAATCATAAGATTATTTTATTTAACCCACGAGCTAAACTAAATATATATGATGGTCCTGAAATTAAATCTAACAAAAAAAATAAATATGCTGAAAGAAAATTTTTATCCGTAGAATACACAAAATATTTTTTAGCAAAACATAAAAAAAATAATATGTGGATAGATTTTTTTAATACTAACAAGAAAAAGGATGATTTAGCAGATTCTTATTTGCAGGCACTTACATATTATTCGAAATTAAAACCCAATACGTAAAATTTGATTTTTATTCAATGCGTTCTAATATTGTATAAGTTATCTTTAGAATAAATAAATGGATAAACACTTGAAGAGTCGCCTAACTGACGCCAAACAAGAATATACCCAAGTTTTAATTGATTTTTTAATGGATCCTATATATGCAGGTTTACGAACAATTTATAATACCGCCCGCGACACTTCTAAATCAAAGAATTTGAACACCTTAAAAACATTTCAAATGTTATTATCTAAAACGCCTAAATGGAGTGATGACAAACTTAATAAAGAAATCATCCGTATTAAAGAAACAGTTAATTGTGACTACTTAGAAGATTTAATAACCGCTGTATTTGTAACGCATGTTAAAATTCTAATTTCAATTAAATCAAAAAATAAAACAGATACTTTAGATTTAAATGTTCCTAAAATAACTTATTTCATTCACAAAATATATATCCAATGTGCCCGAAATTTTTGGCGACAACCGTGGTTATTTCATACCGGTTATAATTCACTTGATTTGCAGCGTAATCTTATTAAATCCGAAAAATTAATCAAGGAGTCAATATTAGAGACGATACGGAAACTATTACCACTAAAGGAAGTTCTGCAACAATATTTAGGCAACAATTTTATAGATAATGATTTTAGTGATTATGCACACGAAGACATTACGAGTACTATAAGTGAAAACACTAAAACAAATATAAAAAAATTATTAAAACACGAATTTGATAATAATTTACAACCTTTAGATGAAAATGATGATTTTTCAAAAATATCGGTATCTGATTACACCCCCGCTAATAATTTATATGATAATTTAAAACCTGAAAATTTTGACAGTCGAACCGTCGAAGAACCATATATAGAAAATAATATTAAATCCACAAATCTCATGGACACAGTAACGGAATATGAAAGTGTCGGGAATAATGAAATACACGATGAAGAAATAGTAAACGATGCAGAAAGTACTATATCGGATACAGAAACTGTTATTGAAAATATGTCGGTTTTAAAAGATACTGCATCTGTTGAGACTAATTTGAATAATTTCAGTTTCTTCGAGGATGCTGCTAATTTTTAAACGCGTTTATTTATTAAATTTAAAATAAATAAAAACATTAAATGAATTTTATCGTAGTATTGATTATAACAATTGTTTTAACTGTAGGTGTCTATTTGATTCATAATAAGATCTTGAAAAAAGAGACCAATAAAGTTACTTTATTAAAATTAGTAGGTTTGGGACTTTTATTAAGCGTCATGAATTATTTAATTATGACAAATTCTAATACAGGGTTTACTAAATTACTTGGTGATTTTGATACAGGTAATCCGACGTTTTAAATATCCCATGAGTTGAATATTGGTTATTTATAATTCAGAATTAAAAATAAATTTAATTCTATATTATTTGCACATTTATAATAATTCTAGACTTTTTTAATATTTATTAAAGTACCCTTTTTCTTCCTTTTTCTATTAATATCAAATTCATCTTCATCACTATCATCGTGATTGGGATTATAGTTATCTTGGTGATATTTCCATAATGATGGGTGTCCTATTTTAAAATAACTATGGTCCGACGCTTTATACCAAAATACTTGGTCTTCTAATTTATTACTTTTAGCATTATTATTAATGACTAAACATTCATAGTTTTCAGTGCATTGGTCCATTACTTGATTGAATACTTCTAAATTTTGAAACATGCCTGCATATTGTTCATATAAACGTTTTCGATTTGCTTGGATATTTTCTCGCAGTATAAAAATATAATCTATATTAGTTCGTAGACTAGGTGGAATACCTAATGAATACTGCATTGTAATAATAAACATGCTTTTATAATGTCTTCCATTCATAAATAACGATCTAATATCCGTATTCTTTGTCCATGAGGGGTCATATAAACAATCGTCAAGTATAAAGAATGCTCGGGGGTCAACACGACTATTTCCTTGCGCAGCCCTAATTACCTTTTTCTGTCTTTTCATGAAATTATGAACAATTTTGTCATCAAACTTATTGTGTATAAAAATACCCGGTAGTATTTTAGAATAAAATGAATTAGCACCCTCTGTTCCACTTATAACACATCCGACGGGCGTATCCTGTTTATAGTACAACAGATCTCTTACTAAAAACGATTTACCCGTTTCCCGCTTTCCGACAAAAACTATAACTTTTCCATCGGGAATTGACCTCATATCAAACTTTTTTAATTCTAAATTCATTGACTAATCTATTAAGATATAAAACTAAGTATAATTTTACGCGTCAATTATTTAAATATTTTATTAATTTATTTTATATGGATAATGAGCGGAATTTAGATTCATGCAAAGCGAATAGCGGTTTTATAGCATACCCTACCGTATTATTATTTTTATTAGGGTATTCATTTATCGGTTCTGCCGCAATACTTAGATTAACATATAATTACAGTAGTTTCTATACTTTACCACTGTCAATATTAGGCACATATTCATTATTTCCAGTAATTCACGATGGAAGTCATCAAACTATATCTGACAATAAATTGTATAATGAAATAATTTCATATGCGGCGGGTGTACCCTTTTTCTTTGCCCCTTTTCCTACATGGAGATTTGTACATCTACGACATCATCATTTTACTAATATCCCAGACAAAGACCCGGATTATTATGCAGGAGGTGGGGTCAAAAATAAACTATATTTACCTTTTAGATGGAGCACTCACGTTATACATTATTATAGATATGTTATTAAAGAATTATATAAACGTTTGCATAAAAACATTACCAAAAAATTATCAAATAATACGGTTTATGAACTTGCTAATTTTAAAAATATAGCAACCGACCAGCACATTCAAAGTAGTGCAAAAATTCTATTCATCACTATTTTGGCAATTTTTATAAATATCGCAATTTCTTTGTACGCTTTTAGTAATAATTTTTTCGATGATTTAGCTATTCTTTGGATTATACCTTCCGCCCTAACAATAATAATACTCTCTGTTTTATTTGATTATTTGCCTCACCGAGACTATACTGTCGATATCCGTGAATCTAAATATAAAAGTACCAATATGACTCATGGTTTATTTGGAACAACTGGAAAAGTTAATAAATGCATCGCCGCTCTTACCTGCAATCAATTAACATACCATAATATCCATCACTTATATCCTAGGGTACCCTTTTATAAGTATCCTGAAATTTGGGAAGAAAAAAAAGATGAACTAATTAAATTAGGCACAAATATTCAAAGTATATTTTAATACTTAAACTATATAATTTAGTTTAGATTTACAATTAATTATATAACTTTTTAATAATGAACTTTAACAAATATTTGGGTTTATCAAATATTAATAATTTTAATATTATTGCCCAAGACATACAAAAACATTATAAAGTAAATGGTACACCATCTCCTTATTCGTGTAATTTAGAATTATTGTCCTATAATACCGACGGCAAATATTTTAATAATAGTCATAAGTTATTACGACTAATAAAAAAAAAGTATCGTTTAGGATATAGTGGATTTATATTTAAAGCATTAATTAAAACTAATAAAAATAAAAAGTATTACAAAAATATTTTTATTAAAGAAATACCCATTTACCCCAGTAATATAAATTATTATGGCACGGGCAAAAATACGTTGTCTAATAATGATTATAAAATTTATTATTATAAATATAGTACTAATTCTGCTGCAAATATAGAAATTTTTTTAACATACGTGTGTTCGAGAATTTTTGAATTAAAATTATCACCTACTTTTTGCTTAATATATGGATATTATAATACCAACCTTAAACATTTTAGTTATATAGTTAATAATGATATAGTTAATTTAAACAGTCAAAATAAGATATATCGCCATCCAAACGACACTATACTTAAAAAGAAAAACTGTCCAGTATATCTACTCGCATTAGAAAAAATGGATTTTGATATGGGAACAGTAAAAGAGTTGTGTGACGTGGATTTAAACTTCTTTAAATCTATCATTTTTCAAATATACGCCGCAATATTCACAATATTCACTTTATTCGGAATAAAACATAATGACCTTCATATAGGTAATATTATGTTTAAAATAACAAATAAAAAGTTTATTTATTATACATTACGGGGGGTATATTTTAAAGTACCAACACACGGATTTATAGTTAAAATTATAGATTGGGGGCGCGGCGTGTATAAGCATAATTCAATCGAGGGTAAAAATAGTATCTTCAATAAAAATACCGAATGCGAAAATCAATTAATTTTTACTCGAATTAATAAAGATCCTTATGAAAATTATAAATGGACTGATATAGTTATAATAACCCAAAATATCTTGCATAATTTTCCAGAAATTAAAAACTATAAAAAATTCTATGAGTTCTTAAAACAACAACTCAAAACCACAAAGGGTCTTTTTATATCCACAAAAAAATTTAATTGGGAAACATACGAAAATATATCAAGAAATAAATTTAATATTGATCCCAACACTATTATTAATAATTTTCAATTTAAAAGTTTTATAACTAAAGAAAAAAACATTAACGAAACAGTATTTACAATTTTATTATAAATATTTATTAAATAAAATAATTATTTAATAAGTAATCAATTTTTAGGAACTGGCATTTACTTGACTTTCACTTGCTTCTTCTGTCTTTCTTTTTAACCAAGGATCCATATCATTTAATGCAGAGGAATCATCCGAAGTGGTTTTTTCAACTGTATCCTCGACCACAGACTGTGATTTAGTCTTTTTTTTCGCCTCTTGGTCTTTAACATACTCAATGTTTTCACGGAAATGTAAATCTTTATTGTCCTGGTTCTCCTGGTATTTTTTAACTAATTCATTGAGCTCCCCCTCTGCGTACTCTTGTCCCGCGATTTTGTCAGGACGAGGATCCCACGGCAACCAATATCCTACTTGTCCAACATAAACATTAAAATTAGGGTCTAAACTTTGTAATTTTTTTGCTCGAAATTGCGCCTCTTTTAACGAAGAATATACTCCACGAACTTTCACCCCTCTAACACTTGTAGCAAAATCATTCTCTTGGTTGTACTCCTCCTCCAATTTATCTTCGTTTATATAAAGAAAATCTTTATATTTTTCCACAATTGTATCTCTGTCCAAATCATAATTTTTAGCGACTGTCTTTAGAAATTTATGTAAATATTGTACATTCTTTTCTCTAATGACAGTTTCGGGGGAAATAAATGAGAGGCAGGTATACGTTTGACCACCGATTGGAGCATCAACTTCTAAAAAATCAGCATTCTCCATATTATATAATAATAATTATTGACACGAAAACTTTAAGTATTTTTAATAATAAATTATATTTAACCATTTTTTTTTTCTTTATATATTATATAAATTATGGAAGCTGTTAATAGAGAACTTAGCAAACTTACAAACGCGATCGATCTCGGTGAAGTTTTAAAAAGAGCCGTCAAATATTTAGTCGAAGGTTTGGCAGTCGGTATTGCCGCATACTTCATCCCGTCAAAAAAAATGAACATTGAAGAGGTATTAATGATTGCCGTTACTGCCGCCGCAGTATTCGCATTGTTAGATATGTACTCTCCTAGTATCGGAGCATCGATGAGACAAGGTGCCGGTTTCGGTTTAGGTGCCAACCTTGTTGGATTTCCCAAATTAGGTTAATTTGTTTAAATTAAATAAAGTTTATTATTAAAATTTAATAATAATTTATTAGACCGTCGGGATAAATTCCCAATTAAGATCACAGCAAATTTTTTTCCAAACTTCATCGTGTTCATGCAGTTTTTCTCTTGATTTTAAAAGTCTACAATACGGAAGATACTCATCCTCTTCGAGTAATTGGAAAAATTTAAAAAATATATAAGGATAAGAAAAAAAATTAGCTCTCTTATTTGGACAGTATTTTAACCAAGGACCTTGGACTTGTTTAAACATATTTCGTAATTTATCTTCTAAAACATTATTTAATATAGGAGCTGGTTTCCCGGATAATCGATTTGTTATATAGTGACTGTGTTCATAATATTTTGTTAATTCTAATTTTTTTAAAATTTCGCGAACTTTATCCGCAGTAATGTTTTTGATATTTATATATCGTTCCTTTTTTAATTCATTTAGAATTTTGTTATATATCTTATCATGTATATCAGTTGATTCCTTGGCCTGGAATTGGGACAAAAACTCATTTGCATGATTAATTTTTTTATAAGCAAAGTACGTAACTTCACGCGGAGGTTCTTTATATGACGGCGCGTTTGTGTCAACTAATATTGTTTCAGTGCACCCACATTTAGGGCAAATTAAAAGTCCCTTTTTAGATTTAACAATACGTCTTTCATTGCACGTTTCACATAAATTAAAGCCCTTTTCATTATAATTATTTATCTCTGGTATAAAATCATTGTTTGTTAATTTAATAAATTTATTCATTATTTTTTTTTTTCTAGACGGGGATGTTATAGAAATTTTCTTATTAGAAGAAAAAAAATCTATAATAGTTTTATTTTCGCTGCCAGAAAACGGAATTGAATTATACTCATAAAGAAGTGCACTGGATTCTAATAAATAATTATAGTATTCTTCGTTATTTTCAATGCTGTCAATCCTCTCTTTTAATTTAGTTATCTCCAATCTTATATTGAGTTTATTTTCAAGTTGATTCCCGGTTAATGTGTTGTTTTTTTTCGCTTGTAAACTTTTTAGTTTTTTTGTCAATAGTTGAAACTCTTTTTTAAGACTAGGTAACATGGTAATGTTTTTATTAAAATTAGTTAATTTATTCTTGTGTTTTTGATTAAGTGTCGTTTTTATTGGAAGCATTGTAACCTTTTTTTTCCTAATTTTTTTAAAAGTTTCCATTGGATAATATAATTATTTAAGAAAAAGCCTTTATTTCGTTTTAAATTACTTATTAGATTATAATATATATATAATGGATAATATTACTATAGATAATATAGAACCTTACTCATCTGAATTATTTAAAATGATGTTTATTTATAATACTTTACTTAACGGGTGGTCGGTAAAAATGATCGCCGATAATAAATTTGAATTTAATAATAATAATAGAAAAGTTAAAAAAGATTTTTATGGAGACGGGTTTATAAAGGAATTTATTGAAAAAAATATGAATAAAAATTCATCTGAAAGAATTGCGTAAAACAAAAATAATTATCTTCTATTATTATATATACTTAATTATGGCGGGTGGTTTAATGCAATTAGTAGCTTACGGAGCACAAGACGTTTATTTAACGGGTAATCCACAAATAACATTTTTTAAAGTGGTTTATAGACGCCACACAAATTTCGCAATTGAAAGTATCGAACAGACTTTTAACGGCACACCTGATTTTGGAAAAAAAGTTCACTGCACGATATCGAGAAACGGTGATTTAGTAAGCAACATGACACTTAATATTACAATAGATATGACAGATACTGGGACGTTGATAGGAAGTGATTTTCGAGCATGGTCGGCATTTTTAGGACATAGAATATTAAATTTTGTCGATATTGAAATCGGAGGGACTAGAATTGATAGACAATATGGTGAATGGATGCATTTGTGGAACCACTTAACTATGTCGTCAGCCAAAGAGGCCGGTTACAACAGAATGATAGGGCATAAATTAGGATATGTTGCGACGCGCACTGGCGCCGGCGTCATCCATGCGCGTGATAAATCAAATAACGCAGACTTTGGCCCCACTGGCGACACTGACAGAGTAACGTTAAATATTCCGTTACAATTTTGGTTTTGCCGTAATCCAGGACTTGCACTGCCGCTCATCGCACTTCAATACCACGAGGTACGTGTAACTGTTGATTTTAGAACCTTGAAAGAGTGCTTCACAACCTACACGACTAATTTATTCGCCACCGGGTTGCCTTGCGGAAACGCTATCGCCACCTTCACCGACGCCAAATTATTTGTGGATTACATCTATCTCGACACCGATGAGAGACGCAGATTTGCTCAATTAACACACGAGTATCTTATTGAACAAGTTCAGTACACGGGTGCAGAAACAATTACTTTAAATACCA